AGCGGTCTTGGCGGAGCATCACATGCTTTCGATGAATCCCCCGATTGGTGCACGTTTAAAATCGACAACAATCCCGAATTACTGGAATTTAACCGCGGATTACACATCATGGATATTTCAGATTCGAACACGGTTATTCGGATGATTGAAAATCTCTTTCCGAACCGTTGTCATTTGAATTGCGAACAACTTGTTATTTGGGCATCACCACCTTGCCAACAATTTTCTTACGCAAATGCCAATCGAACCGAGGGTCAAACGGCGGATGATTTCGATATGACACTTTTTGACGCTGCCCTGGATATCATAGAACACTTTCAGCCCGACGCATGGATAATCGAGAATGTTCTTGGAGCCGTACCAATTGTTGAAGATGAATATTCAATGTTACCAACTCAACAAATTGGTTCAATTGTTATGTGGGGGAACTTCCCTCAGATTGCTATTCGAACACGAGATGACTGGAAGCATCGTAAATTAGATGCAAAAGGTTCTCGTACTCTCAGGCCAAATTGGAGGGCCAAAATCCCCCAAGCAGTTTCGTTTGGATTATTTGAAAGTTTGACTAATCAAAGAACGCTTAAAGAATGGCTACCAATTGAGGAAATTGAAGAATAACTAATGCGTAAAGTAAACGTTCACACCAAACAATTCTTTCGTTTTGCTCTCTATCAATTGGAGCAACAGGTTCCTGAGTCAATCTCAAGATCTATCACCTTAGAACATCAAAGTGTTTCCGTTATCAGCAAGTTTTCTTGGAGGTTGTTGTGCTCGAATCGGCCCTGAAACAAGACCACGGTTCAATCCAAATCTAATCCAATCAGGAACTGCGCCAACCGTTACAGAATCATTACCAAACGCTTCATCGTATGGATTCATAACACGAGAGTTACGAACATATCCTCGCAAGGTTGGAGTATCAAGCATTTGTTCTGATTGGTCAGCTGCATAATTAAGCCAAAAGTTTCTCGCCGCAGTACCATTTATCATACGCTCAGGTCGAATTCCACCGTAACTCCAAGCAGGGAATATTTGCCCGACATTAGCCGCTTGAGGAATAACCCGCCCTTGTTGCACTAAATTCATACCTTGCGCCACGGAACGTTCACGCATTAGACCCAAACCGTACTGAGTTGTATCAACTTTCTTGGAATCTATTTTCAAAAGGAACGAAAAAGCAATATCCTCATACAACGATGAAGAATCACCATGAACAAACATTGTGAAGTACACGAACGGAGTATAGAAAGAGAATGTTGGCCCTGCTCCAATTTGGGGCGAGGGGTATTGATGGATGGTTCCGAAGTCATCAAAAGACATAGGAACGGCCATATTCGCCTTGAAAAGGATGGATTCATTGGCGGCAACAGGGCCACGATTCCCAACGAAAGGCGCTAAGTCCATGTTTGAGTAAATTACAGGATATGGTGTAACAAAGAATTCAATGTAAACCTGAGGTGAATCAGTGCTAATAATAGCATCTTGAAAAATGTCACATGCCATAACTTCATGCCTCATTCCCCGTTGCAACTCTACCTTTTTCTGAATGATAAGTAACCCATCCGCTTCTTGAATCAAGGAATTCTCAATTGATTCTCTAATGTCGCTTACAACCATTACTTCTTCACCTGTCCTTTTGCTTGCTTGCGTGCGGCTGCTGCGCAACGCTTGAACCCATCCTTAGCCCATTTACCCGACTTCAATTTGTACTTTGGTTGAAGTTGTTTGAATGCTTTACCATAGGCAGTATGGTAACTTGACTTCTTGCGCTTTTTCTTAGGCTTACTTGGTGAAAGATCTTGCACCGCTTCGACAGCCTCCATAGCATCGGTGGCAATAACTTGAGTCAATACTTCCCCTTCTTTGATGTAAATCTGAAAGGCCGGAGTACCTGAGAGCAGGTATGCTTGGTACGCAGGTATTGCTATCATATCAATTGGGAATACTGTTTCTTGGTCACCAAGAATAAATCCGCTAATGGCCCCTAATGTAGTACCTACAGCAGTACCACCCAATGGTACAATCGCACCTATCTTGCCGCCGATTCGAGCACCCTCTCGTGCGCTACTCAAACGTTCACGAACTTCTTGTTCGTCTGTAAGGTCAATGCGTCGGGAGTAATACTCTCCCTTACTGTTGCGTGGCAATTAAGCCACCTCACAAGTCCTGTTGTTGGGTAAGCATCTCGGTCATGTCGGCTTCGTTGAGTTTGATAGGTTCACCGATGACCATGATATCAATCTCAAGTGTAGCACCAATGTGTTCACCAACAAGTGAACATGCAACACCAATGAGAAGATCGCTCACCACATTGTAACCTTCAGGGTGAAGGTCAGGAGTACCGTAGTGTGTCCATTGGTTTTCACATGCTTGGACTTGAGCGCCTCCAGCATCTGGTAATAGTGTAGTGGTCATCTCAAGGAGGTTGATGACATCAGGTGATGCCAATCCTACATCAGCGGCGTTCTCATATGCTGTTGTGGTTGCAAAGACTTTGATACTGGATTGCAGAGGAGCGGCTCCTACTGTATCGGAAAGCGTTGGCATCAAAACACCATTAGGTTTCGATGGTGCTCTTAGTTGGTAGCGAATCTCTTTGATTGCCATTCCTTCTTTCTTGACAATGTTCACAAAATCGGACAGGTCAACCCGCCCATAAACCAGGTCAGTATTACCCGAACCATCGATTTCAAATTGTAGTCGGTCTCGTAAAATTAGGTCTCGTGCGGCTCGTGCCATAAGTAAACGTGCACGCCGACCGCCTATAAACATCACTTCAATCTTCTTTATCGGGCTTTGAGCACCAAGTATATACTCGCGAAGCGGCTCGCTTTGTTTAATGCGAGCAGGTCATCGGGGCTGATAGGCTATCGCTAAACGCACATCCAACCACTAAAAAGCAGTTTTCGCCTGCGGCTTCAACAAAAATCACGACATATATATGTAGGGGAAGCCCCTCATCTCGTATTATGGAGTCAAAACATAACCCATTAGCCCCGCCAACGAAGTATTATCATACAATAGAACAGAAATATCAACAGATGCTTGAGTTATTACCTGCCAGTGAATGGCTTAAATTGCATTATTTATTTGCTGAGGAATGGACACATGTTACGGATTTATTGATGGCAATAGAAGAAGGCAACCTGACGATTGAGGCGATTGAATGAAGAACAAAATGATTACACTTTGTGATGAAACATACGAATTGGCTAAGGCCATTCCCAACTTTTCTGAATGGGTTCGCTCTAAGTTACTTGAGACGGATGAGAAGCGAAAGGAACAGGATGATATGGCTTTCAAAATATGGAAGGAAACAGGTAAGTGGCCGGAGTGGTACAATTGAAAGTATTCATTGATTTATTTAGCGGTCTTGGCGGAGCATCACATGCTTTCGATGAATCCCCCGATTGGTGCACGTTTAAAATCGACAACAATCCCGAATTACTGGAATTTAACCGCGGATTACACATCATGGATATTTCAGATTCGA